TTTTTATCTCTAATAATTGACAACTCTTCATCAAGTCTTTGCTCATATATATCATTGCCAAGCCAATTAGAGTTTAATTTTTTTTCTTCTAAAGAAGCAAGTGTTAGGTTTGCTAGTTCTTGATCAGGATTTTTATATTGAACTGGAAGCAAATCTAGACCATCTTTAATGTCATAATCTTCTACTGTATCTGCTAGTAATAGGGTGTTTGAGTATATGTCTTCTCTATCAATACCCTGTTTTTCCATAGCACCCTTGATTTCATCATAAGATAATAAATGAATATCAAATTTATTAAAAGTAATATCTCTATCTTTGCCATAAAGATAATCAAGTCTATCCATCATAGAAGAGTGCTTTGCAGATTTTGCATAGGTTATATCTTTTTGTACTTTAGCGTGTGTGTTTAATAAAAGTTTAAACTCTTGAACTTCTTTTTGTGAAGTATCAACATGATGACAATCTGGTGTAACAACTACCTTTATTTCAAATTCATCTGCAAGTTCAATTAAATATTTATTTATTTCAGGAGCGTTATGTGGCATAACTTCAATATAATAGTCACTACCAAAAGTATCCTTAAACCATTTAAGGTGGTTTTTTGCAAGTGCAAACTCTTGCTCTTCTAATGCTTTAACTAGAACACTGCTTGGACAAGCAGATGTAACAATAATACCTTCTTTATATTTTTCTAATATTGCAAAATCAAATCTTGGTTTTCTAAAAAATCCATCAGTCCAAGCAATTTCGCTAATCTTGTTTAAATTCTCTAATCCTTTTTGATTCTTGGCTAGAAGGATAATGTGATTATAGACAAGATCTTGTTGACCTTCTCTTTCAGACTTATCTCTTTTATCAGATATGTCTGCACACATGTATCCTTCTAGACCTAGAATTGGCTTTACACTTTTTGCTTTTGCAATTCGGTACAGTTCCCTATGCCCAGATAAAGTTCCGTGATCTGTGATAGCCAACGCTGGCATACCAAGTTCAACTGCTCGGTCTATGTATTCTTCTGGAGTAGCAACACCGTCAAACAGTGAGTAATGAGTGTGTACGTGTAAGCCTACGTAACTCATCTTACCAATCTGTGTTGGTTGATGAAGTTAGAGATGGAGTATCAAACCCCAAATAGAAAGCCTCTTGTTCAGCATAAGGAATTTTCTTTAATGCTAACTCAAGTGGATACGGTTTAATTACTGACCAGTCAAATGGCTCTGTATCTGGTGCAGATGGAATTAATGTGTAACTTGTTTCAGTACCCTGACCGTTACGCTTTAATTTCCAGTTTACGTTTGAGATGCTACCTGTTTCAAGAGCATACTCACGAATTGTGTTAAATGCTGATTGCTTGCTTACACCCATTGACCAAATAGCCACATATGGTGCCTCAATGCCATCGTCAACTAGAACATTGCAATAAAAACGAAGACGTGCTCTCCAGCCAGCCTTTGGATCTTTACGATGCATTTCTTCTGCCCAGTCACGACCTTCTGATTCCATTGTGTCTACAGCCTTGCGCTTATAGTCTTTTGGATTTACATGTTCTTTTACAACAAGTGCTAATCCTCTTTCAGGATTGTAATTTGCAGAGTCTTCATCAAGTTCTTCAATGAATCTCATTTTTGCTGATTGTCCGTCGGCAAGTTTTAACCATCTTACCTTTGGAGAGTTTTCATCATATTTTGGTTTGTCAACTAGGGCGTTAATGTTCTTTAGTCCCTTTACTATAGTCATATTATTTTTTTCTCCTTGTATGCTTTTATCTATTTTAACATGCCGATGATAGAATTGTCAAACTGGAACTCCAGTTTTTTAATTGCCTCATCGTCCATATCGCCTATATCTTTGTATTTTTTATCTATATAAACGGAAGTGACTATAGGTCCAAGTTTTTCAATTAACTTATCTCTCATAATCATTCCTGCATCATCGTTATCTGCAATCAAAACAATACTATTAAAATACTTTTCTAATAGTCTTATTTGTGCTGCAGAAACATTAGCCCCTAGCGTAGCCACGGCAGGGAAACCTACTTGATCTAATCTGATTGCATCAAAAGATGATTCTACTACATAAACTATATTTGATGTTTTAATTCTATGTAAATTAAAAAGAACCTTGCCCTTTGGCAAACCTGGTGTATTTTTAAATTCTTTGCCCTCAACAGTTCTAGCAACAAACCCTATACACATGCCATCTGGAGAGTAAATTGGAATAGTTACGGAGTCTTGTTTTTCAGAGTATCCAAGACCAAATTTGTCTATTGACTCTTTGGTTATTTTTCTTCCTTCAAAATATCTAATTGCTCTAGGAGATTCTAGGGCTTGATTATTTAATCTTTTAATTAATAATTCGTCATATTGAATAAACTCTGGTTTATTTATTAATGCTTTATTTACAGATTCCTCAATACTTGTCTCTTGTTCCTTACTTTTAATATATCTAACTGCTTCAAAATATGTTCTATTTGATGTATACATTACAAACTCAATAAGGGTTCTTGTGGTTTGACATCCGAAACAAAAAAACATTCCGTGATCTTTTGATACCTCCCCAGCAGGAGTTCTATTATTATTATGATATGGACAAAAAACAATATAGTCAGTTCCATACTCTGCTTCAATATCAATACCAGCGCCAGTTAGTACACGCTTAACTTGTTCTGCTGTATATGAGTCTCTATTTACCATCTTCAAAATCCTTATAACGGTAGTATCCTCTATCAAAATCTACTTGAACTAAAAAGTCTCCCATAAAACCATTTCTGTTTTTTCTAAATACGCATTCAATAATATCACTATTAGTGGCACGACCTAATGCCATTACCCAGTCAGCATCATAAGCAATTTGTCTAGACCATGCAGTTTGTCCTAAAGTTGGCGGTGTAGAAAGATCTTTAACATCATCTGGAGTCGCAGAAGAAATAGCAATAATAGGGACTTCTTCTCCAATTGACATTAACTTAAGTTCACGAGAAAGGTTTTTCATACGTACTGTTTCGTTGTCAGATTTTTGGTTTGGAGACATAAGTTGTAAATAATCTACTATAACAAAGTCTGGCCTATACTGATCAATTTTTCCACGTATAACAGAAGGAGTTACATCTCCACCATTATCATTTGATATGATATGGAATTCTGGTTTACCCGCTAATTTTTCAGCATGCCATTTTTTAAGCATGTCAATCTCTACTTCTCCATTACTAAGTTTACGATGAGACCACAGGCCTTCGCCCATAATTGCAAATACACGATTACGAACCTCTGTCTCAGACATTTCAAGACTTATGACAAGTGGACTACGGCCTTGCTTCCATGCTTGAACTGCAAAATACAAAGCAAGCCAAGATTTACCAATTCCTGGATAGGCTAAAAATACACCAAGTTGTCCTGGCATAATTCCAGAAGGTAGGTAGTTGTCAAAACCTGGCAAGCCTGTTTTAATTCCAATGTGTCCAAGATCTTGCATCTTTTTTACATTTTCAAAATATGCAACTGCTGAGTCTAAGTCAGTAACTTCAATGTCTCTAATTGCAGAAGTATTCTTTTTTAATTCCGATGTTTTTGTAATTAAATGCTCAAGGGCATTTGGACCATTTCCAACTTGAACCTCAGATGCTGCATTACGCAAAATATCTTTTAGGCTATCATTTAAATATTCTGTTTGTAATTCTTCAAGATGATGTTTTGTTGAGCCAATGTCACCTACTGGAACAAAATCTCTAAACTTTTCTACTACTAAAGATGCTGGTGGAACTGATTGATTATTTTCTGAATACAACCTAATAAAATTCCATACGTCATTATGAGTTCTTAATAGGTTATCAACATTTGCCTGTAGCAACACATGGATTTGTTTATCGCTTAATACTGCGCTAATTAATTTTGCTTCTGTATTATTCACTAATCCACTTCCTTGCTAATTTTCTGCGCTCTTCTCTTTCTTTTTTATCTTGCTCTTTTTCTAATTTTGCGTCTAATATTTTTTCTGCATTGTATGCAAAGTAACTCCAAGAAGGGGCAGCAGAGACGTTAAAATAATAATCTAATAAATCATAACACTGGGCTAAACCATAAGATTCAATAAGTCCATCCGCTGCCCATTGTTCAACATTAAGGTTAAGCAAATTTTTCTTTTCATATCTTTGCAAATGAAGTTTGCCATAACGACTAAGCAAAGCCATACGTTCTTTGCGTTCAGCCATTATTCTTTGCTATCAGACTCTGCTTCTGCTTCTTTAACTTTTTCCGTTAATTTGTCTTCAACAAATTTATAAATTCTTTCAAAAGCCTGATCTGGAGTTTCTCCATTGCGCTTTGAATCAACCACACCAAAATCAAACCTTAGTGATTGAAAATTTCCTAGATTAAGAGTATATCCAAGTGCTACTGATACTTTTGTATTTTCGTTTTCCATTACCCCACCATTTCTGCTATTAAATATTCTCTGCCCAAACAGGAATAAATCTACCGTCTTCTGTCTTCGTATATGTAAGTATACCGTCGCCCATTCGCCTTGTCAATTCTTGGCTTGTAGGAGTCATATTATTTGTTATAAGTCCATCTTTTCTTGGTTGTCCTATATGTATAGTAGCCAGTATAGCACGGATGTCTCTTACCATGCTTTCTGAATAATAAGATCTTATTTGCCAACCTCTTTGTCCATTTAGTCTTGAACCAATCGGTGGCGGTATCATCCCAGTCTTAATTAATTTAGGCATATATTTTCTATGACGATTAATTAATTTAGCAGTCTCTGCAACTGTGTATGCACGTTCTCTATTTTTTCTAAAATCAGAACGTAGACAAGTTTCAATTCTATCTTTAGTAATATTATAAACAGAAACCATCCCAGTAGAACGAGAACTATGATGCAACCTTACCAAGTCTCCATTAAGAAACCATATTTTTTTATTACCTTTTATTACAGTTTCGTTATTGTACGCTTGGCTCTCAATATTTCCCTTGCTAGTAGCCATCTACCTTCTTCACTTCCTGTTGGTGGATGAAAGAATCTTCTTTCTCCACATACCATACAATATGTTTCCATATGTTGAGCACTGCTATATTGCCTATCAACAAAAATTCTACCCTTGCATTTTTTGCAAGAAATCATCAACTTTATCCTTAGTTTGGAATTCCAACAATAACTAGATGAACTGATAAAGATAAGTCGCCAGAAGCCCCAAACCTTACAACACCCTCTACTCTTGTTTCTGTAACGCTTTTTAAAACAATATTTACGTTTTGTCCTGCTGGAGTTTGTCCAGTGTTAACTGGTGTTGCTGATACTATTGGTGGGTATTTAAAGTCTTTAAAATCATAAGTAAACGTTCTTTCGTTACCCGCTGAAACTGTTGAGTTATTTGCAACTTCAACTAACCCGCCCACTATTCTTGTGTTAGAGGTTTGTACCTCTGCCTTACCTGCACTTGCTGTATCAATAATTGTTTTACTTGTCTGCTTAGAAGCAACATTTGTAGAAAGGTCGTTTACGGCCTCAATTAACTGATATAAAT